TCTATTTCTCCATTAGATAAAATAGGCTGATTATAGTTAGAGGGAACTTTAACGATAAGACCTTTTACCATTGAAGTAAAGTTTGGGATGCCTCCTTTGTGCTCGTTAGTAGCTTTAAGAGCATAACCAATATGAGCAGTACGAGGATAGGCTTGAGGAGAGTTTTCAATTTCAAACCAACCAAAGGCTTGAATATTTTCATTTATAAGAGAAGATTCAGTGTCATTAGAGGTTTTTTCGATAGTAAACTTGTATCCGTTAGTAGATTTTGAGCCTTCAGGAATGTTTACACGAACAGTAAACTTAAAAGGCACGTTAGTTTTACCATCTATAGTTTTACTGATAGAAGCAATCTCAGTGGTTCCGATACGATCAAAAATAGTAATTTTAATAGACACTTGATGACCATGAATATTACCGTCATCATCAGTTCTTGTTAATCCTTGTAAAATAAAACCAAACTTTAATGAATCCCAATCATTAGCACTGGTATCTTGAAGTGTAACCTTTGCAGCAGGTATACCATCAACATTACCTTTTTTAAGATTGATTGGAGATTTAAAGTTTTGAGGAGCTGTTATTGTCTCACCAAACACTCTAAGTGGAGCTTGAGTGGTAGTGCCTGTATTAGTTAATGTTTTAAACTGTTCAGTGTCTTCAGAACCATCACCATCAAGAAGAATCAGGTCATCAATTGCCCCGTCTTGAATCTCAATATCTTGTGGACCATTTGGGTTGATACGATAAACAGGTCCTTCACCTAACCCAACAGTTACGAAAAGAATATCAGTAGAAAAAAGTGTATTAGGATCTTCAGAGATGCCTCCACCACCACCGCCTTTACCACCACCAAAAGCGCCAGTAATACGCGGTACCATTTGTCCATTATAGTTTACGTATGTTTTAGATAAACTAGTCAAATTTATCTCCTACACTGATAATATCAGACTTACCATGAATCTCTGCATCAAGATACCCACTTAACATTTGTCCACCTACTCTCATGTGTCCATAAACAAGAGGTATTGGAGTTCCAGAAGTTGTAGAGTTTGCTAATGACCCAAACATGTTGTTATCACGTGTTGATGAATCTCGTTCTGTTGTTTTTGGTTTTGGGGCAAAAAGACGAGAAAGAATGCTCATTGCAATGTTACCAACCATTCGCATAGCCATCGAATTCAAGCCACCTGCTATACCAGCACTACTACTACCTAAAGCGCCACGAGCTGCTAAGTCTCCTGTAGCACCTCCCATCCCTAAACTTGCAGATGTACCACCTGCAGTAGCTGCTGCACCAGGATTTACTAATCCTTGGATTGTAGCTCCCATACCACCTGTATAAGCTATTAAAAAAGCACCCATTGCAAGCATTAAGAACATCCCCATACGTTTTCCACCACCGCCTGTAATAGCTGGAACAAGATAGACTACGTCTCCGTCTTTAAGTCGTTTAATAAAAAGTGCTTCATCATCAATAATATTAAGATCTTGATCTAAAAAACAAAAAGACTCTTCAGCTTCTTGGGTTTCAATTTGAAGCATATAGTTTCTAAATCTAGGATGCATTGAGGATAAATAAGGAACAAAATCTGCATAAGTATTTGCATCAACTTGATATTCAAGCTGGTCAAAATGATTACAAAAAGCAGAATGTACTTTAAGGGTTGCTAACAAGATGTTCTTCCTTGAACTCATCAAATTTTAGTGCATCGACACCATCTTCTACCCAGTATATGTAAAATTTATTGTTGAAGCCAACTAAAAATTTATATTGTTGAAAAGCAGCACTAACTTTATCTTCTTTACTTGGTATAGGTTGTTCTGCACCTGGATGGGAATGAAAAATACCCCAAATATTACCGTCATGTCTTACTAAGTCAGCTGGATCTAAGAAGAAAGTAATTTTTGGGTGTTGACTAATATTTTTACAAGGAACGTATTCAAAATCTTTTGTTATAATGCCAACAGCTTCACGTGGATAGTCTCGCATAGCATGAGCATTCATTGCTTCAGTTAACTTTGTAAATCTTTCCATCTATATATCCCTGTTGTATATTCTTTAAAAGGTCCTCTGTAAGGCCAAATACCGCTTGTGCGATGAAGCATTGTTTGTAGTATTTTACCATCTCCTACATATAAAGCACAATGGTTTGTAACATTCGTAGAACCCATACTCATTAATATTACATCAAAAGGTTTAGGTTCTTTTACTTTAATCCATTTAAAGTCGTCTCTATCAAGTCGAGCAGCATTTTCCATGAACTGATCATGAGTTTTTTGATACCAATCTTCATCTACAATGTTACAAAAGTCTGCTGTAGTAAGAGGTATAGTAATGTTAAGCTCTTTTTCAAATGCTAATCGACAAAGGTTAAAACAGTCTATACCAGTTTCTGGATCTGTACCTAAATGTCTATAAGGAAAGTTTATATATGAATCATACCAATTTTTCATGGCGATAAAAGGAATGTATCCGCTCTACCCAGTATTGAGATAAAGTTTCAACACGTGAGACTCCCCCCTCCTCTATGTGAAGCATTTGTGTTGGTGCTAAAAATAAAGCAAAATGTGTTACTAAATTTGACTTAGCTGACTTAAATGCTATTACATCATAGTTTTTTGCTTCTGTCAATTTTACTTTTACAGCACACTTTGAAGCCCATCCGTCAACATGATCAGTTGTAAAATGCTTCATCCACTCTCTTGATTTGGGATAAGTTGGGAGTTCAAAGTCAAGATCTAACTCATTTTTATAAAAGTGTTTTATAAGTTCAATACAGTCTATATCGCCATAGATATGGCGTAAACCTAAATATTTTTGTACCATTCTGCTAACTCTGAAAATGTTGCTTCAAATGATTCATTTCTATACAAGTCACTTCTGATATTAATTTTTTTAAACTTATCTTGTAGATGTGAGTCATCTTTTGAATTCATGTATCTCAGAGAGTTTAATATAGATTTTGTTTCGTACTCGCTTAAATTAGGAATGTTATAGAGCTCTTCACGATAAGTTTGTAAAACTTGTTTTTTTATATCTTTTGATAATATTGTTGTTGAAAGGTAATCTGGATTTACTAAGTTAGTTATACTAAAAGATTTATTTGTACTCTTAATCCATTTGATAAGCTCTAAATTACTTGTAACTGAGTATATACTACTCACTAAAGAATAAGTTTTGATGTATTTAGAAAATCTTTCAGCATTTTTTTTAAATAATGTTATATCAAGACCTTTTCTACCATATTCTGCCCTTTCGTTAAAGCCTTCTATACTCGGCCATAAATCAACACTTTTAAAGGATGACCATAGTTTTTCAATATCATATCCTTTAAAGCTACCATTATAAGATAAATTTGTATTATAAGATAGGTCAATATTCTTGCTGCAATTATTATCAACTAAAAATTGTAACATCTTATAGTGTCCTTCTTGTACAAAAGGTTCACCACCTGCAAAATATAATTCTCTAATATAAGTTTTAATCTTATCTATATCAGTCCAAAAGTTGTCGTTATCAGTCCAAGGATCATAATAATTTGGAGCATTTTGTTTAAGAGTTCCATGATGCTTATCTTCTTTTGACCAAGAAGAAGAAGCGTAAGATCCACATATTCTACAAGAAAAATTACATAGATTCCCAAACCTAAAATCTAAATAGATAGGTGGTGTTGTTATAGTTCCATCTTCAAGAGTTGTATTGTAAAGTTTAGAGTAGTTTTGAAATCTTTGATTCATTCTTTGGCGATGACTTTCGATTCCCTCTTCTTCCCAGTCATAACAAACCTTACACGCTTTTGGTTGTTTACCAGCAAGCATCTCAAGCCTAGCAGATCTGATAGGATCAGAATTAAAAGCTTCTAAAGGTGATAAACCTTTACCAAATAGATTACTATCGCGATTTAAGGTAAAACAGCACAAACCATATTGACCATAAAGATCTCCGTACTGGTGAATCCAAGGTAATATACATTTAGTATCTTTATTCGCGGGGGATTGTTCGTCCTGTTGCAGGAAAGCCTCCAAAATGTTGTTGATTATTACGAAGGGTACAGGATTGAAGAGATTTACCACAAACATCTCCAGCCGCATCAGCAGCTACTTGATTGTTTGCAGCAATAGGATTTACATTTGAAGTAAGGGAAGTACCTGGAATAGCTAAACCCCCAGGTCCTGGATACTGACACTCAGCGCCTTTATAAGTCCATTGACAAGTATTTTTATAGTATTTGCGTTTTGGAGTTACAATTCTAAAGTATTGAAGCCAAGAAACTAAACCAAAAGATGCTACTGAATCATTTAAAGACTCAAGTTGATCAATTTTAAACTTATCTTCAATATAAGATTCTGTATCTGCTTGAGCGTTTACAATATAGATTGGAGTATCAATAGTTACATCGGCATCAAGCTCGTTAGAAAGAAATAAAAATCTATTTTCTTCAATGGATTGTATTGTAGCTTCAGTTTGCCCACCTTTTGCTATAACATTATCTCCTACACGATAGGGCATTGAATTGTAAACTTCTACTACATTTGCAGAAATATATTGAACAGTAGAATACTCAGGCCAATAGTCTAAAAAATTAGCAAAAGTTGTTTTAATTTCAACTACTCCACCTAATAGATCACGAGTATCCATCTTTTGTTCTTGCCAAGTGCCTCCTACAGCTAAAGTTTGCTCATAAGTAAAAGAAGCATTATTTCTACCATAAGTTCCAACAATTGCCTCATCATAGTTCAAACCGTCTTCGTTTGTTGTAGTCCCTGGTACTGTACGAGGATCAATTCCATGTACAAGTTCTCCATTTACAATGGCTTGTACAGAGTTTGATGTATTATTACCAGCTAAAAACGGATCTTCAACCAAGCGTGATACAATGTTATCAAAATTAAACATTGTGAGGGTAAGTTCATTAATCTTACCATCACTTGACTGATCAATCGCTGTAGAGTTTAAAGGGAATGGAAGATAAGTTTTTGCATCAAATACCACGTTATATCGTAAGTCTGATACTAAGTCACCACGAATCTCAGCAAATCGTAAAGGAAAATCATTAGGCCAGGCACGTCCTGCTCCTTGACCTGTTGGGTTACCTTGAGCATTAGGAGGATACCATTCCCCAGGATAATATACTGTATATAGACGCACAACAGGATTTTGAGTAAAAGCATTCTTTTCAGCAATAAAAGCACTTGGAGCTATTGCAGATACAGTAGCAATTGCAGTAGTAACATTACCACTCATTGTATTAGATTGAAAAGGAATAGAAGAAGAGTTTAACTCACCATTAGAAGTGCCTGTAATTGAGATAGTATTAGAATGAACTACTTCTGTAGAGGAAAACTCTTGTAAAACATTGTTAAGTTTAACTTTAAGTTGATTAGTTGAGGTATTGACATTTGCAATATAACCAACTGTTAAAGTTGTATTACCTACTAAAGCGTTAGTAGACTGAAAACCAGTAGCATTATCAACAGTTAAAATTACATCATAGTTGCGAGCAGTCATTAGTCATAAGTCTCTTGAAGATTAAATGATACAGTATAGAAGTTTTCTGTTAATTGAGAACCTGTAGATAAAACTTGTTGAACTTTAAGCGGTCCTGCAAATCTTGTTGTAATTGTACCAGCTTCATTTATATGTGACAAGTCAAAACTAAAAGCTTCAAATTCTCCACTTCTCGCGTTGTAGAAGTTTTCAATAGCTGTTTTTTCTATTCCAGTTACGTTTGTATATTGCAAGCTATACTGTCGTTTTGAACGACGGGACTTTAAACGACGTTTTTCATAACCAGCTTGTGACGTAAAGGTGATTGTATCAAAAGAACGATCTGATGAAAATCCTTTGTCAGGTTTACGATCTGTCATTGAAGTAAATCTGTCTAATGTTTGAACTTGAGAATCAAATATTCTAATAGATAACTGATCATTAGTATCAAAAGTGCCAAGAGGAGCTCCTGATTCAAGTGTTATCGCATTTGAAGAAGTTATTGGAGCTATTGTATCTGTTCTATACCTTGCTCCGTGTACCATGCGTGAAAATGATATATCGCCTTTAAAATACTCACCTACTGAGACAGTATTTGAGTTTGCACCAATTGTTATGTTACCGCCAGTAGCCGTCGCAGCTGTATACTGAGTGTGAGCTACTTTTACATTGTTAACATAGAGTCTTAAATTATTAGTTGAAGAATCGTAAGATACAGCTACATGGTAATTTGAACCACCGTTAGCGTTACCGCCATAAAGTTCAGTGATACCGCCTGCACGGTTTATCACAAAACCCACATTTGAGTTAGCGCCTACTAAACGAAGATTGTAGTTGTTATTTGTATCTCCATGACGAGAGAATAAAGTTTGGTTTGAAGCAAGAGTGGTACCTATATCAGGTCGTGCCCAGGTATCAAGAGTAAATGATCTATCATTAACATTAAAATCGTCGTGTCCAGGTATTTGAAGATAATCATCTGTTCCGTCTAAGGAGATAAACTTGTCATCACCGTAAGTTGCATAGGCAGCTGTTCCGCCAACAAAAGTAACTGTATGAGCAGATTCAGATTCATCAGTTAGTGTATCATAAAAGTTTGTAAGCAGTTTAGTAGCCGAATTATCAGATATATCAATACCTTCAATACCAAGAGTTGCTGAAGGATATGCATAAGCATCTGAAGTTTGTGCAAGACCAGATAAGAATACCATAATTTCACCCTTAGAAGTTACATTAGATTCAGCTGGAAGTGCAAACGAAGTTTGAACAGCATTAATTAGATAAGAATTACCATTAATAATAGTCGGAACAGTGTTAGAGTACTCTGCAACTGCGGTGGTAGTTTCTTGTCGAGTGATTTGAAACCGTGCTGGTATTGATAGAGTTTTAAGAGTTAGATTTGCAGCATTTGGAGCTGTTGAAAAAGTTACAGTAGCTCCTCCGTTTGATGTTGAATAGTTTGTCGTAGATTGTACAACTCCATCAACTATAGCAAGCACTTCTCCTCTATATCCTACAGTGCCGTTTAAATTAAAAGTAGTTTCGCCACCTGTTGAAGAGTAGGTAATCTCAGAAGCAACACCAAAACCTGTAACAGGAGCGATTGCATCATTAGGATAAGTAGCCATTAAGCAGCTCCTCCTCTCAGAGACTTACGAATCGGACCATTATTACGTAGGTCACGAGTAACAATATCAATCACGTATTTTTCTCCATCAAACATTGGTTGTGATGCAGTAGCTTCTTGTGGGGTGCCTTCGTTAGTAATGTTAACTACCACATTACCACCTGATCCTGTTGCATTCATCATTGCCATGTTGCCAGCGCCCATTGCTTTAACTGCTGACTTCTTCATTACAAATTCACCAGGCTGAAGTAGGGCTGGAACTCTGTCCTGATAGTTTACATTACCGCCACCAGCAAAGCGTTTTACAAGACCGCCTGCTGCAAACATTCCTGGATCAAGATAAGCTGATCCAGAAGCAATATCGGCTTGCATTTGTAGAGCAGCTGAGTGAGTTGCGGCACCTGTTGCAAGCATCGCATTAGAAGGACCGCCAAACAGTTGACCAAAGTTTAATCCGCCTTGACCAAATATTCCTGAGAAAAAGCTTCCAATGCCTCCTCCGCCACCGCTACCACTTAAAGCACTAAAGATGGAACCAAAGAAGTCCACCACTCCTGTACCAGCTGCTTTAAATCCATCAATGATAGTTGCAAAGAATCCTTTTTGTTCTTCCGTAGCTTGAGCTGCTGTGTTAGCTACATCTGCTTGCTTTTGTTGAGTGGTATCAAGAGCTCCAATAGTATCTTCGATTCCGCCTACACTGCTGACACTATCTGTTAAAGAAACTAGTAGAGCTGGTCCTTTTGATGACTGAACGATTGCAGCATTATCAGCACCGCGTTGTTCAATACCAAAGAAGCTACCAACTGATTCAGAAATAAAGTTTTGAATTGGTTCAATCAAAGTCTGACGAAGAATGGTTTTACGAATATTCTCAAATGTCTCAAACAGCACATCTCTCAATCCTTCACCTACTTTTTTGCCTTCAGCAATGTTATCAAAGATTGTTTCCAGAGCTTTTCCAACTCCATCATTTAAAGCACCAACAAGATCATTTACTAAACGAAGGGTAGCTGCACGTTCACGAGCTAACACATCTAGCTTGTCTTTAGCATTTTGAATAATCTGATTACGTTCATTTTGATAAGTATCATCTGTTAGTTTTTTATTCGCTAACAATTGTGTCTTCTGACCTTGGAGAGCTTCTAATGATCTTTTAGCGTTTTCGATTGTTGCTTGCGATTCAGCAGTAGCTAACTTTTGTTTCGATAGTAAAATTGATCTTTCAATCTCAGCTAACTTGGCTGCGCCGTCTAAATCACGCTGTAATCTTTCTTCTTCTAAACTATTTAATGCTTCACGAGACTCTTTAATTGCTGTAGACTCTCTCAACTGCTCACTATAATAGTCTTCAGCACGATTTTGTTGAAGTTGTAAGTTATCTCTGATACCTGCAAGTCTAGCGATTGTATCAGCTGAAGCAGTCTTGAAATCATCTACATTAACTAAAATTTGTTGATCTTCAAAACCAGCTTCTCTTAGCTGTGCATTAACAATTTCTGCATATTTTTCAACGATCTTACCCTGAGAATTAATAAAGGCATCATTCACTCTAGCTTGTTCTTCAATTACCGATAACTCACGTCTAGTTTGTTCAATTCCTTCAATCTTACGATCAAGTTGTGCTTTTGCTTGTGTATTTGCAATTCGCTCTTCCAGAGTAAACACTTCTCTTTGATCTTGTATACGGTTAATTTGTCTTTGAGCTTGCTGACGTTCAAGATCTTTTCTTTGATCAAAGAGAGATAATTCAGTTCGTTGACGTTTATCAAGTGCGGCAGCATCATCTTTTGCAGCTTTGATAGCGTTTTCTGCTCCTGCAATTCGAGCATTAACAATATCAAGATTTAATCTGTACTCTTCATCAGCTTGACGTTTTTTTTCTTTAAGGATTGCAAGCTGCTGATCACGTTCAAGAATAATAATTTTTTCTCTTATTTTACGTCTTTGTTCTTCTGTATATAGATTGGAGAAGAACTCTGCCTCTTTCAAATCTTTTGCAAGAGGAGCTAATTTAGCTGCAAAGTCTTTTTCAATTTTTTGTTTTGCGATATCACCTCTAATTTTTAAGATCTCGCGTGAAGCTTCTGACTGTTTCAACACAGCTTCAGTAGTTTGCTGTTCTATCTGTCTTTTTCTAATAGCTAATTCATTTTGAGCATTAGATAACTTTGAGAGAGCTTCATTAATTTGTAATTCTCTACTTAATTCTTCTATATATCCTGTGTCTGCAGCTGTTGCTTCTCTAAGTTGCCTATTACGCTCATTAAGCTGATTTCTAAGAATTAGAATATCTAATTCAGCTTTTGCAGCATCAGCTGCACGTTGTTGTGTGCGAGCTAATTTAGTGGTTTCATCACTAAGTTTAAGTATACTACCTAATCTTGCAGCTGTAATATCTCTGATAATTGCTTCTCTTGTTTGAATAATTGCAGTCTTACTAGCAATATCAGACTGTAATTCACTAATTTCTTGTGAAAGATTGCCTTGAACACGTTGTAGTTCCTCAGTATTTTTCAGAATATCATTAAGCTCTTTTTCTTTCACCCCTCTTGCTATTGCATTAGCATAAATTCTTGCATTAGACTCTAACTGAGCCTCAATAAGTTTCTTACGATTCTTTAATGGTGCTAAATCATCTTCTAGTTGGTCGGTAATAGCTTTACGATTATCAAGTTCAGCCACACTAGTGTCTAATAATTTATTTTGGAAAGCTAGTTGATTTTTAGTAGCAGTTAATTGATCTTCTGCAAAACCAAAGGGACCTGTTAAGCCGGTAAGAGCTGCTTTTTCAAACTCTTTGATGTCAGAACTAAGAGTTGACTTTAAATCTTTTTGTAACTTTTCAAGAGTTACAAGACTGTCTTTAATATCATTATAAGGTTTAAGTTGTTTTTCAAGTTCTGCTAGGATAAGTTTTTGAGTATCAAGACGTTTTATATCTTCTGTAGTAATCGTAGAAATATCTTGTAGCAATGCAGCATTAATTGTTGCACTCACTCTACCTAGCTGTGTTTCTAAAGCTACAATTCTTTTACCAGCTTCTTCTGCGTTTAAACTACCTCTTTCAAACTCCTCAGTGAAAGAACGAAGATTAGCTTCAACTGCTAATAAAGTAGCGCCAGCTTCTCCTCCAAAGTTTAGAAATTTACCTTCTAAATCAGCAAAAGAAAAGGTAAGACCAGCTATCGTTGCCTCAAAGTTTTTAGTATCTTGGTTAACAGTTACAATGCCATCTTGAAATATTTTGAATAGTTGAGCACCATCAATGCCTGTTTGATTGGCAACACGACTTAACAGTCTAAAGGCACTGTCTCCAGACCGTCCAAAAGCTTTTAAAACTTTTTCAATTTCTTCAGCAATCTGAAGCTCAACAAAAGCTTTTCTACCTTCTATTCCAAACTCAGATACGCTTTCTTTTAAATTTTCAATACCCGCTTGTAGTCGTTTTAAGCTTGCTCTAGATCTCGATCCTGTTGCAATTTCTGGAACCGCTAGGTTATCAAGAGTTCTAAAAGCAGCTGTAAGTGGTTCTGCTAAAAAGGATGGATCAAAAACTCTTTTTAAATCTTTAGCAGAGTCTGCTGCAGCTTCAGCAATCTGCTCTGGCAATAAGCCTGCCGTATTAACCACTTTTGAAATTTCAACAGTTATTTCGCCAAGTGTAGCAGCAAATTTTTTAGATTCTTGGTTAGCGTCAGAGATTAAACTAGCAAGAAAGCCAATAGGAGATAAGTTTTTATCAAATATCTGACCAGCTATTGCAGCCAGAGCTTCTACAATACCTATGACTACTAAAAGTTTACTGCCAAAACCAAGAACAGAAGAAATAGTGGCTTTAAGACCTAAAGCAGCTGCATTCACTAAATTAAATGCTTTTGTAGCAATAAGACCATATCTATTAGTAGCAGCTGTTAGTCCATCAACTTGTTTAGCTAAAGCATTTAAGCTTCTTTGTTGTTTTTTTGCTCGGTCATCTGCTCCTTCTGCTGATTTTGCAAACTTTGTTTGAGCTGCAGCAGCTTCGCGTAAGGCTGCAGCAGATCGTTTAGCATCTGCTGGAGAAATAGTTCCACCTTCTCTTAAAAACCTTAAAACTTTGGCTCCTTCTTGAGCTTGTTTACCCCCGAATAAAGTACCAGGATTGATTGAACTTGCTTTTTTTGCGATACCTGAAGTTGCTTGTTGGAAAGCTTGGTTGGTGGTTTGAGCATTAAGAGATAAATTTGCTAATCTACCTGATACTCTGTTAATAAAACTATCAAATCCTGTTGCTGCAGAAGCTAAAGCTCTACCAAATAGTTGTCTTAATAATAATCCTATGGCGAGTACAGCCGCAGACATATTATTAGATATAAAGTCTGCTACAGGCGCTAAGTAGTCTGCTAAAAAGGCTCCTAATTGTTGGCCAATATTTGCTATAGTAGCACCAAGCTTTTCAAGTTTCTCAGCCGTTGTGGGCACAGTAGTATTAACAGTAGCAAATTTACGAGCGCCTTCTTCCAGCACTGCATTAGCAAATGCTTGGCGACGTTCAAAATTTGTTAAGGAAGAAGCAGTTTTACCTGTTTGAAGTGCATATTTTTCGACGGCGGGGTCAATTCTTGCAAAAATACCAAGTTCGTCTAACAGTTCGGGTTCTAGTTTACCTGCACCACGAACAACTCTTTGAAAAGCATCAGTTAGGTTTCGTCCTAAAGCACGAGAAGCTTTAAGAGAAACAGCAGTTAAACCTTCAAGCTGAGGGCCAAGACCTGCTGAAAGCGCGATGTTTGCTTGTTGAGCTGTTTCAGCCAAAGATAATTGACCTTTAGTGATTCTTTGGAGACTATCGAGAACTTCTGAACCAACTTGTCCAAAAGTGGCAGCAAGTCTATTTAATCCATCAATAGTTTGTTCAGCACGCGCAGCTCGGTTTAGTGCGGTAAAAGCTGCAGTAATAGCAAAGATATTAGCGGCAGCACCAGCATACGCTCCAACAAGACCACCTAAACCAGCAGCTTGAGCGGAGAATTGACGACCAGAAGATGCAGAGGTTTGTCCTAATCGAGTTTGGGCTTTACCAATTCGATCAGTAGCTTTACCAGTACTATCAAGATCCTTACGAACCTTGTCAAAACCTTCAGTTTTACCTTTTAAAGTAGCAATTGTACTTTTATTGCCAGCCACTTATCTTCCTCTCTGCACTTTTGAAAGCGAGTCTTGTTCTTTTCGTTTTTGAGCGTAGTAACTACTCATTTCTGACTCGCCTGCACGTAATAATTCAAATACAGCTCGACGATCTTCTATCTCATATATATTAAAGATAGCTTCTAACCCTGCATAATCTTTACCCATCCAAGTTCCACTCATACCTTCCCATTTATCAGGTAGTGCGTTTAAAACTACGAGTGCTTGTTGAGCTTCTACTGAAAGAGTAGATGGATCTATTGGAATATCTTCTTCACGAGGTTCCCAACCCATCTGCTCACACATCTCAAAGTACTGATCTGCATTCATACCTCCGCCAAAAAGTGAGTTGCGAAGGTAGTCAG